GGCCGCCGGGGTATTCCTGATCCCAGCCGTTCTCCGGCGGTGCATCATAGGTAGCGGCGTCCTCTTTCACGTTGTCCTCTGCCGGTTCAGCGTCAACTTCCGGTTTCTCGGTGGCTGCGGTTTCCGGGGTAGCAGTTTCCACCACTGCAATGCTTGCAGCGGTTTCAGCCTGCGGGTTCGGCTCCTGTGCAAAAACGGGCAGTGCCATAGCGGACACCATTGCCAGCGCCAGCAGGAATGCGGTGATTTTTTTCTTCTGCATATTCCGTTCGTTCCTCCTTATAAATGGGCGTACCCGGGGATTTTCCGGCTGCACCCGGCAGCCTGTTCGGCCGCGCGTTGCTTTTTTAATCAAATGCGGCCGGGCCGAAAAATCAACCATAAACCGCAATTTCATTTATTATACCACACGCCAAAAAATTCCACAACATTTTCGCCATTTTCGAATTGTAAAAATTCAGGGCGAGTTTTTGGGTTTTTTACCCGGTTTATCATTTTCTAAAAATCGTTATCCCGTCAGGTTAGCGGGCGCACAATGGGCGTTCCAACGGGTAAGAGGCAGGTTAAATGGTGGTAGTGCATTATAAAGAGAACGGCCCCTCAGAGGGAAGCCTATTTCCTATTTGGGTTTTCATCAAAGCGCCTTACGTTGGGTCGTTTTAAGCGCCTCACTCGATCACAATCCCCGTTCCATCCAGTAACCTTACCGCATCAGGAAAGCTGAACCTTGCGCCTTTCAACTTGTTGGTCTCCAAATCAATGGCGTATTCTTCGGCGGTGCGCAGGTCGGCTTTTTGCAAATCGCAGCGGGTGAACCGGGTTCCGCCCAGCCGCACGCCGTAAAAGCTGGCCCCGGCAAGGCGGGTATCATCAAAGGTGCATTGCTGCAGTTCCGCCCCGGTCCAGTCAAAGCCGTTCAGTGCCATGCCGGAAAAATCATTGTAGCGGAACGCGCAGTTTTTGATTTTGCCAAACGGCTGGAATACCCCGCCTTTTCCCCGGGTTCGGGCGGGGGAGAAGGGAGGGCAAATGACGAGAGAAGAAATACAGAAAACGGCAGAATCCTATTTTGTAAGGATAGGAGACGGTCATAAAAACGGAATACATAGACCTGATATCAAACAGCCTGAAATGGACCGAGTAGACAGAGCGCTGCGCAGGATGATAAACCATGAGAACAAAAACGGAGATTGCATCATCTGCGGTGATACAGGTTATTACCGGCCAATACCATCAGATCCGGTGGATGCGCTGGAATATAAGGCATACCGGAAAATGGATGATTCCAGAGCACACGACTTGATTGTAAAAGGAAATATGATGGATATGGCCTATGAGAACAGGAGGAAGGAGGGCAAATATGCAACACAGATTCGTGATCAAAGGGAAGCTGCCGGGGCTGAACGATTACCTGAAGGCAGAGAGGAGTTTTCACAGGGGGCATAGCTGCGGCAATGATATGAAGCAAGAGTATCAAATGCTCGTCTCGAATGCCATTAGAGCCAGTTTAAAGCGTCAGGCGATAAAATCCCCCATCACTATCCATTACTCCTTCTATGAGCCGAATAGACGGCGTGACCTGGATAATATAGCTGCCGTGGCCCACAAGTTCATACAGGACGCCCTGGTGAAATGCAGGGTGATAGAAAATGACGGATGGCAGTACATAAAGGGCTTTTCGGATGAGTTCCATGTAGACAAACATAATCCGAGAATCGAAGTGACATTGATAGAGGCAGGTGGTGGAGGTGAAGAATAGCTTTGTAATCTATACAGATTATATGGAGCAGGTCGAGCTACTTACAATGGAGCAGCGTGGGATCTTATTCACTTCCATTATGGCATATGCGTCTGAAAAAGAGCTTCCTGATATGGACGGAATGACTAAGATGGCATTCAGCTTTATAAAGGCTACAATGGACAGGGATATGGAGAAATACAGGCAGACCGTTGAGAAGCGTAAGGAGGCTGGAAAACTTGGAGGAAGACCAAAAGCAGATGGTTCTTCCGAAAAGCAAAGTAAAGCAAAAAAAGCAAATGGTTTTTCTGAAAAGCAAGATAAAGCAAAAAAACCTGATAATGATAGTGTTAATGATAATGATAATGTAAATGTTAATGATAAAAAAACATATACGTGTGCGTTTGAAGCACTCTGGGATGCGTACCCGAGAAAAAAAGAGAAAGCTATGGCATATAAGCAATATTTGGCAAGGCTTAATAATGGTTTTTCAGAGGACGAGCTGATGACAGCAGTTAAAAGATACGCAGAGGAGTGCCGGAAGAACAAGACCGAACAAAGATATATCAAACAGGGAGCCACATTCCTGGGGCCTAACACACCATTTGAAGATTATCTGAGAGGAGATGTAACAGTTGGGAAACCTGGAAGAAACACTGAACCGGATGAAACAGACATTGTGCGACGGGCAATTGAGCAGGGCGCCGGAGCAGAAGGATTTGAATGGTGATACCTGCCCAATTTGCCACGGAGAAGAATGGGTGTATGAGCGTGATGAAAATGGAGTTGAATACGCTGCGCCTTGTAAGTGCCGGGAGCGGAAGGTGATGGATAGACGTTTAAGGTTTGCGGAACTGCCAGATAGCCTTAAAGAAATAAGGCTCAACACATTTAACCTGCGGAGATACACAAGGGATGAATCCAGGGAAATAGCTGCCGTGGCTTGCAGGGGGGTTAAATTCTACTTGGACAATCTGGACGCTATGATTGAGAAAGGCATGGGACTGTACCTGTGGAGTGGAGAAAAGGGATCTGGTAAAACGCGTATGGCTGCTAGTATTGCAAATGCACTTATGCTAGAGCATGGCATACAGGTCAAGTTTGCCACATCCCTGAATATCCTGCAGGAAATCAAGAGTACCTGGGGACAGAGTGGAAATAAGCAACAGGAAGGCTATCTGCTGGATGCACTGCAGACAGTTAAGGTCCTTGTGATTGATGATTTCGGGACAGAGGAGGCAAAAGACTGGATCAGGGAGAAATTCTACCAGATCCTAAATGAACGATATCTGAACAAGCTCCCTACCATCCTGACAAGCAATTTTCCGCTCGACGGACTGAACTATGACCGCAGAATCACAAACAGGCTGCAAGAAAACACCTTCCAGATACATTTCCCGGAAGAGAGTGTCAGGGAAACGATAGCTAAAGAAAATGCAGAATACATGCTTAACAGCATGGTTGGATAAAGGAGAATATACATGGTACACCTGATTGAAAATTATTATGCGATTCCCAACAATATGGGATTTACCCTTGCCGTAGATAAAGGTAAGACGGACAAGGAAGGAAATAAAATCTACGACACCATAGGATACTGTGGGAGCTTCGAGGAGACAATTTCTCTCCTTAGACGTAAAGTTGTAGACCAATGTCTACAAAATGGATTATATGAGCTGTCAGAGGCTCTGGAGATAATCAAGGTGACAGCAGAAGAGATAAAAGCGGCGATTGAGTGTAAAGGAGGCCGTTATGACATATAGGGAAAAATTACAGAAAGAACATCCAGGATGCATTAATGAATATAGCCTTGGTGGATGTGATGGGTGTCCTTATGAATATGAATATGAAAAAAAGAAAGAGGAAATATGCGAAGTAAGTGACGAGAAATGCAGAAAATGCTGGGACAGAGAGATCCCAGGAACGGAGGAAAAGAAGCCGTTGGATGCAGCGAGCGTAACCCTTATTGCAGAAACATATGGGCTTGAAAAACAGCTCATTAAGCTGATCGAAGAGTGTGGAGAGCTGGTAACAGCGGCAGCAAAATATGACCCGCAGTATCACTATACGATTGAGCATATAGCAGAAGAGGCCGGAGATGTACGCATTATGATCATGCAGATAGAACACCTTCTGGGGATACAGGATGCTGTTGAGGATAGTATGAAACGGAAGATTGATCGTCAGATTGGCCGGATGAAAGAAGCTGATCTCCTGAAGCAAGGCCAAACGTTGCTTGACAGGTATCTGGAGTCAGAGCGGATCCGGATCGTGCAAGAGCTATGTCCGGATGATGTGCCGTGGTTGGTGCGCGAAATGGGAGAAAGGTGGAGAGTAAATGAATGTTGCCAAGATGGATGTGAAAAGTGCTGGGGACTCCCGTTGAAGCCGGAGGAGGTATAGGCATGGAAAGATTAACTGAAAAGATATCAAACGGCACGAGGCCAAAGACGCTTAGAGGTCTTATAAGATGGTTTGTTACACATAATGGTATACGCAAAGATGTAATCATTGGAGAGTATAACAAGCTCTATGACAGGCTTGTAGAGTACGAGGACCTGGGTATAACACCGGAGCAGGTGAGGCAGATGGATGCAGAGTTTACCAGAGCCAGTAAGGAGCTGGCAGACTATAAAAAGTCAGTGGACCAGGGAAGGCTATTACATCTGCCATGCAAAGCAGGGGATACAGTGTATCTGGAAGCCGAATATGAGAATGAAATAACGGAAGGCCGAGTAACAGAAATATCAGTCCTCCCGGATGGTGTTTGTATTTACATAGAGCGGGAAATCGGCTCAGGTTGCAGTGAGGGGTACGGAGTTAATGATTTTGGATACGATGTTTTCATGAAACGGGAAGACGCGGAAAAGGCTATTAAGGAGGCATAACCATGAATGAAAAAGAGGCATTGCAAAACATAAGAAATCTGACAAAACATCTGGACAATAGTGATGATCGCTTGGTGGATACATTTAGACTGGCGATTATCGCACTGAATAAGCAGACGCCGAAAAAACCAGATTATGAGGGCGACGGATATGACCGCAAAGGAAATATGATATATGATACATGGGTTTGCCCGAATTGCGGAGAAGAATATGAGGTTGACTATGACGATTATAAATACTGCCCGAATTGCGGACAAAGATTAGATTGGGAGGAAAACCATGCAGAAAGTTGTTAGAACCGTACCAACCAGAAAAGGATACTGGTATGATGAAGAGAAAATGGAATATCTGTCAGAGTTACTAAAAAATGGATGGAAAGTGGTCATGTGCAACAGGATAGGAGAAGACATTGAATACATAGTGGAGAAGGAAGAGCCATGAACAATCAGAAAGCGTTGGATGACAAAATTAGCTATGGGGTATTTTGGAAACGAAGTGGCAATGAAGAATGGACTCTATTTGCAGGGTGGCTGCCGTTCAGCAACGCCCGGAACATATACACTGGACTGGCCTTAAACCCCAGTTGCAAGGGAAGGAGAATTGTAGAGAGGGTCGAAACATTTGAGGTTTACCAAGAGGAGCAGCCATGAAATATACATACAGCGCTGGGCGTGTACAGATCAATGCGTCCGGGAAACAAGGAAATATGAATAAGTTCCTATATGGTAGTACGAAAAAGAAGAGCAAAAAACGGAAATAAATCTGAGAAAGGAGCCAGCCTCATGCATGGGTAAGGGTATACCGGGCTTCTTGAAAAATGGAAAATAAAGAATTGACCACAGAACAGTGGAGAGCTGAAAAAAGGAAAAAGAAAGCCCAGATGGCAGCCATGCAGGCTTTGCCTTATGAGGTAAAAGTTAAACGTGCAGAACTACGGGCGATAGAATTTGTAGAGAAACTTGATAATATGGGATTAAGTTCCCATGTAAGTGTAGGAGGTCTGGATAGTATTGTTTTACTCCTCTTTCTCCGTAAAATTGGAATTGATATTCCGGCTATATCTGTTTCGGCTCTGGAAGATAAGAGCATACAAAGAGTACATAGACAATTAGGAATTGAGAATGTAAAGCCTGGAAAATCCAAAATTGAGATTTTAAATGATGTGGGATTCCCGGTGATCAGCAAAAAAATTGCCGGCCGGATTGATACCCTCCAGCATCCAACAGAGCGTAATAAAACCGTGCGACATGCCATCATCACTGGAGAGTGTGGGGCCCAGGGGCACTTTGCGAAGAACAGCCGAATGAAGCTGCCGAATAAGTGGTTGGAGTTGTTTGCTGGGTACGAGAATGAGAATGAAGGTGTGAACTATCAGATCGCACCATTCAAAGTATCAAATAAGTGTTGTTTGTATATGAAAGAGCAGCCATGTGATAAATGGGCGAAAGAGCATAACAGTAAGCCGTTTCTGGGGTTAATGGCAAGTGAGGGAGGCCAGAGAGAAGAAGCTCTGACGGAACATGGATGCAATTATTTTGGTAAAGGGGTTATACGCAGTGCACCATTTGCGCCATTTCTGAGACAGGATTTATTGCAACTGGCATTGGACTTAGAGGCACCAGTGCCTGAAATTTATGGAACCATTGAATGTAAAGCAGATGGAACTTTATATACAACTGGTGCCCAGAGAACAGGATGCAGCATGTGTGGATTCGGTGTACATATGGAAAAGCGTCCTCACAGGTTTGACCAGCTTCGCCAGCGTAACCCGAAAGAATGGGAGTTTTGGATGTATCGTTGCTGTACTGATCTGGAGACGGGAGAAAAATTTGGATGGGGACGGGTGCTTGATTACATTGGGGTAGGATGGAAGGATACTCCGGGAGAAGAAGAACAATTACCCGGGCAGATGAGCATTTTTGATATGCCGGAGACGCTGCCATGATAAAGTTTAGTAAAGAATATGCCTTTCATATTACTTTTTTGTGAATTTAAGGATTGGTTTGTTCTTTATCTTATTCCATATAAATAGTAAAAGTCCGATAATTGCAAAAATAAAACCGCATATAGACTTTGTGACAACAAGGTAAGCAACTATCAACCAAAAAATAAGGGACAATAAAGCTTTTAAAAAATCTTTTTTCTTTTTATTCATAAGGCCCCCCTTTTCTTTTCAT